CAAAAACTGCTATGATTACTTTACCATGGATTTTTAAACTCAACAAGTACATATTTCAAAATTATTATCGTCCTCCACCTAAAAATGATTGTTTTCACTTTATTTGAAAAATCATTTTAGGAGGTTCTATTATGGACGATTATTTAAAACAATACCGAGAGATGATCTCCCTTCGAGGTCTTACTGACCATACAATCATATCTTATTCAACTTATATCCGGGCTTACCTGGGTTATCTCTCAGATATCCTTCATAAACTGCCGGAAGATGTCTCATGGGCTGAACTATGAATGGTCTGAATTCCGTAATGATCTTTACAAAAAAGACTGGTGTCCTTATGTCAAGGAAACTTTCAACGGATTCGGCAACGCGATTGAGTATCTTGGCAGATATACACATAAGGTTGCCATTTCCAACAGCCGGATCCTGAATGTTGATGACAAAGAAGTGACTTTTTCCGCACGTGGCAGGAAACCTGGTGATCCACGCAGGATCATTACGCTGGACAATACAGAATTCATCCGCAGATATCTGATGCATGTACTTCTAGCAGGTTTTCAGAAGATCCGGTACTATGGATTCCTGAATAACCGGAGCAAAAGCAAAAACCTGAAATTGATCTTCACTATTCAGGGACATCAGCGTTTCCGTGCCAGATATACAGATCTATCCGTAGCTGAACTGATAAAAGCAGTCTGGAAGGTAGATATCTGCATCTGCCCGGAATGCGGATGCCATCGGATGCACAGTATAGGAAGAACGTATGGCTCTTCCTGATTGCCTTATACTGCTTACTCAATATTTTTTTAAGACCTCCGAAAGAAGGTCTGCGAAGCATACTCTTTTTTCAAAAACAGCCCAAAGATCATGGTAATAATTGCAAAAAAACACCTGTGTTCCAGCCCTTGAAAATGACTTTTTCTCCAAAGAGAAAGAATACAATCCCCATATACATATCGGCTGAAGATCCGCGTCTTGGTACAATTGGAAAGAATCACATTCAGAGCAGTTCTAATCTTTCGAGGACTGCTCTTTTTGTTGTCTGCTCTGAATCTGATACTTTCCTTAAGAATTATATCACTAAATTTAGATTATAAGAGAAAATGCTAGAATCCATTGATATACTTGAAAAACTTGTTCACAGAAATACTATGATAGGAGTTCTATGTTCACAGAAATACTATCTTTTTAATTTTGTGAACTCATATTATGATTTTTACGGAGAGTAGTTTTGTGCTGCTCTCCTATTTTAATGGAGAAATATATATTGACTATAAGCGGTTGGCGTTTGATGTCCTGTCGGTGGGACGTAGTTGAATTAGATGAGTAGTAGACAAATTGGAGTAGCTACCAATTTGAATGTGGTTTTACCTAACCTTCCACTTCTACTACTCTTCTTTACCTGTTGATTAAGGTTAGGGAAAGGTTAAGGTAAAAAGATGCCAAGAAAGAAAACACATGAAGAATATGTTGCTGATTTAGCAAGATTAAAACCTGAATTTGAATGTTTAGGTACATATCAAGGAAATAAAATAAAAATACTGCATCGTCATAAAGTATGCGGATATAAATGGGAAATTAAGCCAAATGTTCTACTAACTTCTAGTGAATGTGGATGTCCTTTATGTTCTGGAAAAGTAAGAAAAGATACAGAATACTTTAAACGTGAAGTTTATGACTTAGTCGGTGATGAGTATGAGGTGTTAGGCGAATATGTCAATACTCATACGAAAATAAAATTAAAACATAATTTATGTGGGAATGAATTTGAAATGACACCACATAATTTTATATCTGGTCAAAGATGTCCTAAATGTCAACATGGCAGCAAACGAAAAACTACAGAAGAATTTAAACAAGAACTATTTGAAAAAGTTGGAGATGAATATACCATTGAGGATGAATATGTTACAAATAAAACCAAAGTGAATTTTAGACATAAAATATGTGGCAAGTTGTGGTATCAAACACCTGATGAAGTCTTACATGGTTATAGATGTATTCATTGTTATGGAAATGAAAAATGGACACAGGATCAATTTGAAAATAAAATAAAAAAATTATACGGAAATGAATTTACTGTTGTTGGAGAATATGTGAATAATCATACAAAAATCAAAATGAAACATAATAAATGTGATTTTGAATGGGATGTTTTACCAAAAGATATTATACATAAACATAGTGGATGCCCTAAATGTAATATGTCTAAAGGTGAACGCAGGATTACAAAATTCCTTGATGATAATAATATCAAATATACTCCTCAAATGAAGTATGATGATTTGAAAGGTAAATGTAATCAAAGATTTTCATATGATTTTTATTTACATGATTACAATATTTTAATAGAATACCAAGGGCAGCAACATGAATATCCTGTTGATCGTTTTGGTGGAGAAGAAAAATTTGCTAGGCAACAAGAGATAGATGCTATTAAAAATATGTACTCAATATCTCATAATATCGAATTAATGGAAATTTGGTATTATGATTTTGATAATATAGAAGAAATTTTAACAAGTCGATTGTCATTAAAGTAATCGGCTTAATTTTATGAAAAAAATAAAGGAGGTGGCGTTATGCCTACTAAAAAAACTGGTACAACGCCAGCAAATCAACAAAAAGGAAAGAAGGTCTGCACTTGCTGCCATCACGAGAAACGATTAGTCGATGGATTTTATATCAGTAAATCACCACTATTTTCAATTGATGGACGATTACCAGTTTGCAAGGATTGTATCGCTGATATGTGCGTTGATTCAGATACAGGGGAAATTAATGAAGTTGAATTAAATAAATGTCTTAGAAAATTCGACAAACCTTATTATAAAAATGATTTGATGAGCGCATATGAGCAATTTGAAAGAGAACATGCTTTTATTGATAAGGAAAATATCAAGAAGTATGGTAGAGATATTATAAAGTTATATTTCAAGAATATTAGTATGCGACAATGTATTAATAAAAGTTACGAAGATTCAGAGAAAGACGGATTTATTCATCAAAACACAAATACAGTTAAAAGCAAAATTAAAAAAATTGATACAATTTTTGCAGACGTGAATAATCCATCTCCTGTAATCGAAGATAATAAAAACGAGGAATGTTTACAATCTCAACAGCAAGTAAAATCAGAAATCAAATGGTCAAAAAAAGATAAACAAAACATGAAATATGTAACTTCTATGATTGGTTATGATCCTTTTGATGACGTTGGACTTGATGACTATGATAGAAAATATTGTTTCAATATACTTGCAGGATATTGTGACACTGATGGAATTGTTGATGATGGACATAAAATGCAGAGTGTAATTGAAATGACAATGTTGTATTGTCAGTGTAGAAGAATCACTGAGCAAATGAATATAGAATTATCTAAACCAGAAGTAGATGATGTCAAAGTTCAAAAATTGACTACATCAAAAACATCTCTTCTGTCTTCTATTGCTACTATTGCAAAAGATAATAACATTGCTTCAAACTATAATAAAAATTCCAAGCAAGGTAAAAGTTCTTTGAGTTCTAAAATGAAAGAAATGGAAGAAAATGATTTTGAGGCAATTAAAGTTAATCTGTTTGATATTAAACAATCAGAAGCATTTAAACAAATTGCAGATTTAAGTAATCGTAGTATTATGGATCAGCTCACATTTGATAGTAGTGATTATTCAGAGATTGTAAAAGAACAAAGAGAGTTAATTCAAAAATACGAAACAGAATTAGATACATATAAAGAAGAAAATCGTATCTTAAAGAACAAACTTATTGATTTAGAAAATGTAAAGAAGAGGTGATTGAATGGAAATATATACACCTCTTTCAAATAAAGAACTAAGTCAGAAAAAAATTGAAGAATATACAAAAATGGCAAAAATAATTCAATGGGGTAGACAAAATCCATTGAAATTTTGTGAAACTTTTTTCGGATTACAGCTTATTGACTATCAAGCATATTGTTTTATGAAAACATGGACTGCTCAATTCGCATTGTGGGCTGAATGTCGTGGTGCAGGAAAAGATACATTGGCAGCTTGTTATTATATGACAAGACTGTTACTCATACCCGATTATCGTTTATATATAAGTTCAAATACTTATGCTCAGTCAGTAGAATCATTTAATAAATTAAGAGATATTGCGTTAAAAAGAATACCTTCTTTTAAAAGTGCAACTGATGTATTTTCAAGAGAAGTAGATAAGAGTGGTGGAACTAGCGAAACAGGATTCTTGCAAGCTCCTACTTGTAGATTTAGATTATATAATAACTCTCAAATGGAAGCTCTTTCTTCAAATCTTGAAGCTATTAGAGGTAAACGAGGTGCTGTTTGGTTTAATGAAACTGCGTGGAAAACTGCGGAAGAATTAGCTGTAGTTGAAAACTTTATCAACGTTGATACAAGTTTCTCTACTTCTACTGAAAAAGTACGACATTATGATCCGCAACAAATGCCATTACAAATTCTTTATACATCATCTGTCGGTGATGTAACTTATCCATTTTTTGATAAATATAAGACATTTTTTAAAAAGATGGTTGTTGGAAATAACAACTATTTTTGTTTTGATATTGATGCATACGATATTTTAAATCACTCTTCTATCAAAGGTGAGCCAATTAAAGCTCACTTAACGGAAGATCAAATTATGAAAGCCATCGAGGAAGATCCTGACCAAGCAGATGTAGAATTATTTAATAAGTTTAGACAAGGTGGCGGGCAGAATGCCGTGGTGACTATGGATGAACTTATTAGAAATTCCGTTATCAGAAAACCTTTATTATATAATGATACAGGAAAACGAAAATTTATATTTTGTTATGACCCTGCGAGAAACTTTGATGGTAGTGTTTTAAGTATTTTTGAAATTATAAATGATAAAGATGTTGGATTCAAACTTCGACTTGTAAATGTTGTGTCAATGGTTGACCAAAATTCTAAAAACAAAACACCACTTCCAATGCCACAACAGCTTGAAATTATCAAAGATTTAATGATTAAGTACAATGGTGAACGTGCTGCTGAATGGGAAAATATAGATTTTTATATTGATGCAGGAAGTGGTGGCGGTGGAATTAGTGCCGTAGCGGATCAGCTTATGGATGACTGGTATGATAAATATGGAAAGAAACATAGAGGTATTATCGACCCAGTGCATAAGCAATATGAAACTGCAAGAAAAACATATACTAATGCTATGCCAATAGTTCATCTTGTAGACCCACAAGGATATAAAAAAGTAATGTATGATGCTTTATCGAAAATGATAAAGTTAAATTTAATTGAATTTACTACTTATGATGGAAAAGATTATATCATGGTTGAAAATAAAAATGGTGAATTTGAATCTGTAGATTTAACGCAAGAAGAAATGATTGCATTATCTCAGATGGAATTTGCAAAACTTCAATTATCTTATATGTGTAGATATGATACTCCTAATGGTGGAGTCACATATGAATTATCAAAAGATAAGAAAAATATGCACGATGACCATGCATATACATTAGCAGAGGGTGCTTTTGCACTTGCTTTGTTACGAAGAGAAGATTTACTTGCACCGAAAAACAGTACAGGTTTCGACTACTCTTCTGCCCCCATCTGTGCATCATCAATATCATTCTAAAGAAAGGAGGTTTCCATGTCAAAATCAGAAGAACCAGAATATATTGACAATCCTGACAAGGATTATAAATTAACAATTGCTTCAAGCATACAAGATAATGATGGAGATGAAACCGTCCTTGTTACAGCAGAGGCAATTAAAAAGCAATCTGAAAATTGGATGTATGAAGCAATGCAAAGTTTTGATAAAGGCGGGCAACAATACTCCGTCAGATTCAATGAAGCATCCTCATCTTACACATCTGAAACTACATTAGATGATATTAAAGAATTAGCATTAAACGCTCAAAGTGATATATCTAAAATTCAGAAAATCAATCAATTAGTACGACAAGCCGAAAATGAGGATGACATTATTGGTAAAGTACATGAATCTATAGAATCTAATCTTAATGCAAATGTCAGATATTCGTTTGACAATCTCCCTAAAGAATATGATCAGGATATAAAAGATAAAGCCGATGGTATTATCAAACGATTTCATAAAGAAGTAAATATAAATGATGTTATGACCACTTCTATCACTTCTACTTACGATGAAGGTAATTGTATTCAGTATCTTCGCTCAAAGAAAGCCAAAGGAATTTATCATCATGTAATTGACAAATATCCATTAGGTGTAGCAATTATCTCTGATTATTCTTTAAATGGAATCCCATATGTATTAATTGATACAACAGAATTATCAAACAGACTTCAAAAGTCTACGTTAAAAAATAAAAAGAACAAACCATTATTCTTCAAAAATACAGCCGAAGAAATAAAAAATAACTATCCAAAAGAAGTTATTGATGCTTATGTTGCAAGAGAAAAATATGCACGACTTGATATCAGACGTACAGGCGTTAATCGTTTTGGTAATCTTGGCAGAGCTTATGGACTCTCTCCTATTTTTAAGGCATTGAAGCCAAAGCTTATGCTTGATACTTGCGATAAAGCAGATGCAGTTAATGCGAAAGCTAAAGCAAAAAAGATTATCACTCAGATTATGCGTAAAGAAACTATGGGCGACACTTACGATAAAAAAGGTCTTGAGGATATGGCTTATGCTCATACCTGTTTAATGGCAGCGTGGGCTAATCCTACAGTAGTTTATACTCCACCGCCATGTGTAGAAAAAGTCATGTATGTAGAACCATCTGTAGAATTTACAAATGAAAGCACTGTAAAACAATATCGTTCTCGCGTTACTTCTGCATTAGGAATTTCATTTTTGAATACTGATGGTCAACAAACGGTAAGCACAGCAAACATTTCTATTAAACAGCTTATGCGTACTATTAATAAGATTGCTGAACGTCAAGAAGTAATTTTACAACGATGGTATGAAATTGTTTTGACAGAAGAAAAGATACCTATTGAGTACTGCCCTACTCCACATATTCTCGATGCAGAATTGTTAGAGTTTGAAATGAAAAAGGATCTTGCAGAGTTCTTGTATTCTAAATTAAATTGTTCATTCCGCACAGCATATGAAACATTGGATATGAATTTCAATGATGAAATGGAACGCAGAAAAGCAGAACAAGATAATGGAGTTGATGAAATATTTATTCCACATCCAACATCTTATAACTCTTCTGGAAATCAAGATGAGCAAGAGGATGAACAACAAGAAGAAAAAGATTCTAAAGGTGGAAGACCTAAAGGAAGTACATCAAATGGAAATTCTGTAAACGAATCGAAACAAGAATATGATAGTAACTATCAAGAGTCTAAAACAACTTAAACGAGGTGATTGAAATGGATAATGAACATATTATTCTAAACAGTCGCCCCATATCTATAGCGTCTTATACCAATTATAAGGAAGCTGTCTTTTTAATTAGTGTGTTAGATGAACCTGATTCATATGGAAGAATTATTCCAGAAGAAGCAGGTGAAAAATATTTTGACACAATCATTGGATATCCAATTGTAGCCAAACTTAAAAAGAATATTTTCGGACAACCTGTAGATTTTGGTGGTCATGAATTGATCATTCAAAAAACTAAAGATGGGAAAAAGAAAAGTCATTTTGACACTGTTCCGATTGGTAGTGTGACAGACGCATGGATTGAGGAACGTGAAGTAGATGGTTATGATGGTACGCCAAAATGTATTTTAATCAAAACTAAACTATGGACTTCGCGATTCCCAGAATACTTTAAAGTATTCGATAAATTATGGGACGATGGAGAAATTAGCAGCTCATGGGAATTAACTGCAACGGATGTAGTTACTGAGGGTGCTAATAAAATTTATAAAGTTTTTGAATTTATTGGTAATTGTGTGCTTGGTAAAAATCATGTTCCTGCTGTTCCAGGAAGCGGTGTAATTGAATATGCCGAGTTAGATGATGAACTTGCTGATGCACTTATGACTGATATTTCAAATACTGATATAGCAAACTATGAAGATATTGAAGAAAAGGAGGACATGAATTTGGCTGAAAAGACAAAGAAAGATGTCTCTGTTGAAGATACAGAAAAAGAAAAGGAAACACCTGATTCTGTAGACGAAACAGAAAAAGACAAAAAGAAAAAAGATGAAGAAACTGCTGAAAAGAAAAAGAAAACTTCTTGCGCAGAAGATACATCTGAAACAAAAGAAACTGCTGAATCTGCTGTTGAGCCAGAAGGTAATCCAGAAGAACCAGAAACAGCTTCTTTAACAGATCGTGATTTGTTTAGAAAAATTAACAAAGCTTGTGAAGATGCGATTAAATTTTGGGGTTATATCTCTTATTGGTTTCCAGAGGAACATACTGTTTGGTTTAAATCTGATGATGCTCCAACACAGTTAGATTATAAGTTATTTACATATACAGTTGAAAATGATGAAGTAACTGTTTCTGAACCGCAAGATATAAAACTTACTGTTTCTGTATCAGATGTTAATACTGTTCTTGCTGAAAAAGATGAGAAAATCGAAACATTAACCGCAGAGCTTGAAATCAAAGATAAAGCTGTTATCTCCGCAGGTGAGAAAATTGGAAAACTTAATGTGCAGATTTCTGAATTACAACCATATAAAGAACAGGTTGAAAAAGCAGAACAAGAAAAGATTGAAGCTGAAATTGCAGAGGAAAAAGAATCACTAAAGAAAAATCTGCTTAAAGGTGGATTATTTACTGAGGAAGAAATTGCAAAAGCTGAAATCGCAGAATTAATTGAAGCAAGAGATAAAACTGCCATCAATAGTTTAATCGCAGAAAAATATATTGCTTCTTTTGATAAAGAAGAGACTGATGTAGCAGAGGATGTTGAAACAGAAGAATCAAATCCTGTGACAGCAACAGCAAGCTTAGAAACTGATGATGTAAATGAAAGTGCAAGTTCTTTCATGACTAAATTTTTATTAAGACGATAATAGGAGGAAAATGTAATGATTCGTGATATTAGACGTAATGGCGCACAGCCAAAAGATACAATGCACAAAGCTGGTGTAGCACTTGTTACAGGTATGGGTGTTGTAATCAAAGATGCTACTACTGTTGAGCTTCCAAAAGCTGAAACTGTAGCAAATATTTATGTAGCAACAAAAGAGCGTATTCCAACTGGCATTAATGCAGCAAGAGTGGATATGTCAGACTATGATGAAGATTTTGTAAAGATTGCCAAAGGTGAGTTCCTTGGACTTGAGAGATATACAGATGGTGAAAAGTTTGCGACAGACCAGTATAAAGCAGAAGATTTTTCTGGTGAAGTTGCTGATGGCACACCTGTATCTGTAGGTGCAGATGGAAAATGGCAGAAACTTACAACTGGATCTTCCAAATATGTATATGAGAAACCATTTAAAGATAATGGTCATGATCTCATTATGATTCGTGTAGAAGCTGATGCAGTTGCACAGGCGTAATTAAGATAAGGAGGAATTAACACAATGGCTATTAATACAGAAATTAAAGACATTATGAACAAAGAGGGTGTACTCTTTGATGTCGCTGAAAAGGTAGAGTATAAAAGAGAATTAACCGCAGAAGAGAAGGAAATTGCAGAAATCTCTGATGCATGGTGAAAAGATTAATTTCAAAACACTGCTTGTATTTAAAATGCAAGTACCCAGAGTTAAATGCTGGTAAACCCTAAAGACTTATAAACCTAAACAGTAGTTGGAAACGACAAGCTGAATGGTTGTGAAAACAGAAAAAATTATAAGTATAAGAGCGAGGTTAAATCCCCTGCTCTTTTTTAATGGGAGTTCAGCAGGGAAAGCCCTAAGTAGTTATTGAAAAGAGAATAATTATATGGAACACCCCCAACGACTATCCCTTGGCGAGGGAGTAAAACCACAAGCTAATGGTGGAAGAAAAATACTGCTCTCATAATTTTATATGAGATGAACATATAGTCTGAGCTGCATGGAAACATGTAGAGGTCTATCCGTGAGGAAAAGACTGCATTAGAAGTTGCGTTCTAATGTGAACGAGATAGGTATCTATTTATTAAATTCGTATATTAAAAACATTTTTAGATTGTGTAGAATTTAAAGATGAGAAAGGTGAAAAATGCCAAAGAAAATTACAAATGAAGAATTTGTAGATAAAATGAAGATGTTAAGACCAGATTTAACACCTCTTGAAGAATATGTAAGTGCCACTACATCAATAAAATTTAAGTGTAATAAATGTGGACATGTATTTCAAAATTCTCCATCAAGAATTTTAGGAACACGTAACCAAGGTTGTCCAAAATGTTATGCTGATAGTAAAAGATTCTCACATGAAGATTTTTTAGATAAAGCAAAATCAAATAAAAATGTTCATATTGTGGGAAGATATAGAGGTACTAAAAAAGATATTGATGTCAAATGTGTATATTGTGGGAAAACATTTCCTATGAGAGCTGATAGTGTTATTGATGGACGAGGACATGGTTCTTGTATCCAGAAAAATTTAGAACGAGAGCCGAAAAGAACCCAAGAACAATTTATTAAGGACTTGGAATCTATAAATAATAATATTGAACCATTAGGTACATATATAAAAACAAATGATAGAATGTGGTTTAAATGTAGAATTTGTGGTAATGAATGGAATACTTTGGTAAAGCATGTTTTATATGATTATTCTGGATGTCCAATATGCAATCAATCCAAAGGTGAAAGAAAAATATCAAATTATTTACAAAGAAATAATATAAAATTTATTCCGCAACATACATTTGAAAATTGTAAAGATATTAATTGTCTTCCATTTGATTTTTATATTCCATCAATAAACACATGTATAGAATATGATGGAGAACAACATTTCAGAGAAGTTGAATACTTTAGATATTCTTTAGAATATATTCAAGGACACGATGAAATAAAAAATAATTATTGTAAAAATAATAATATAGAGCTTATTAGAATTCCCTACACAGAATTTGATAACGTAGAAAAAATTTTAGACGAATTTTTTAAAAATAGATAACTATTGCACTGTAGAGAAATTGGAAAAACTGGAAAAGATCCAGAATGTACAATCGCTGAGTTCATTAATAGAACTGTAAATGAAGAAATTTATAATGCACCAGATGAACTTCTGGATCAAATCTTTGAAAGAGGATCTGTTGGTGAGTTTGATGATTATGAAGGTCACAAAGATCCAAAGAATACACTTGTTGCATATGAGGCAGCCCGTGGCGGTAACGTAGATCGTTCCTACATTGATATTTCAGTACTGAAACCTACATGGAAGAATCGCCAAGTTGAGACAGATTTAAGTTACACAGATCTGAGAAAGAATGGCTTCAAATCTATTGCTACTCTTACTACTTTTATGAAAGAAGCTTGCCAGAATGCACTTTTCTTTGATGCTCTTGCATTAGCTGATGAAGCTGTAACAGGTGGTGAGCAACTTATCGCTGTTTCTGGTACAACACCTACACTTGAAGCTATGGATAAACTTTCTCTGTATCTTAATGATAGAGCAAGTGATAGTGTAA